TCACTGCTATTCCAAATGGAAGGGGATAAACACGCGACACGCTTCTGCTTACCTCAAGTGGTTGTTAAACGTCCTAAATTTAGCACTAAGACCAAGAATGGTGCTGATGTTAATACAGTAGAACTAGAATTCACAGCAAGCCCTCGTTCGACTGATAAAGCTATTCGCTACAAGACAAACTTGAATACTTCTGATGAAGTTTACAACAAGTTCTTTGATGAAGTTAAACAAGCATTAAACTAAGGAGATCATAATGAAGAAAACTATTGAAGTTGGAGAAAAGCAAATCGTGCTAGAGAGTAATGCATTTACTCCTCTAGCGTATAAAAAACAATTTAATAAAGATTTCTTTCAAGAATTATTTGCGCTAGCACGGATTTTCAAAGGTAAAAAAGAATTTTCTATGGAAAATCTATCAGAAGATTCTGTTCAAGCGTTCGATACAGAATTGTTTTATCGCTTCTTTTGGATTTTTGCTTTCACTGCAAATTCACAGATTCCAAACTTTTTAGAATTCTACAACGAATATTCAGATTTAACATTTGAAAGTATTGTTACAAGCATCGTTTCTTTAATCGAAGCATCGTTTGTGACTAAAAAAAAGTAGATTCGAGCGAAGACGCTAGTGAAGAGACATTCACAGTTGAATCGTTCATTCTGTGTTGTAAGGAAAGCGGACTATCGATTGATGAACTAAAGTATTTAACAGTCGGAGGAGCATTAGACTTCCAAACTGATTATGTTGATCTTCATTCTCAATCGAAGAATAAAAAGAAAACGCGAAAAGCGACACAGGAAGATATTGATAATTTCTAGGCTACTGGTTTCAGTAGCCTTTTTAATTTAGAGAGGGGTGAAAAAATGGCTGGAAACATCAAAGGTATTACAATCGAATTGCAAGGAAATATTCAACCACTTGAGCAAGCTTTGAAAAAAGCGAATACGGTAGCTAAGAGTACAGCTAGTGAGATGCGACAAGTGGATAAAGCTTTGAAATTTAATCCTGCCAGTATCGAATTAATCACTCAGAAACAAACGCTTTTAACAAAGCAAATTGAAAATACAAAAGAAAAATTAACGACTCTAAAAAATGCTCAAGCCGAAGTTGAAGAACAGTTTAAGGCTGGAAAAATCGGTGAAGAAAACTATCGAGCGTTTAAACGTGAGATTGAGACTACTGAGAGCACATTAACGCATTACAAGACGCAGTTAACTAATCTCAATAAGGAACAAGAGAATCTTGGAAAATCCACAGAAAGATTATCTCGATTCTTCTCAGCAACTGGAAAAGATATTGAAGCGTATAGACATGTATTAGGCGATAAGCTGACGGATTCTATCAAGAATGGTAAAGCCTCGAGTAAGGACATGGAACGCGCATTAGAATTAATGGCTAAAGAAGCATCTAATGGTAAGGCTGATATCAATGCGTTAAGAGATGCCCTCGATAAGCTTGATGATGGCGGAAGCATCCAGAATGTTAAGAAGGAACTTGAATCAGTAGGAGATGCGTCTAAGAGCGCAAGCGATAAAACAAATAAATTACTCACTCAGAGTAATCTTCAACAAGCTTCCCAAGTTGCTTCTCAAGCTGGACAATCAATGATTGAGTTTGGAAAGAGCACTCAAGAAGCGTTCAAGAATGTAGATGCCGGATTTGACATCATCATCACCAAAACTGGAGCGACAACAGACGAAGCATTAGACGGATTTAAAAAAATCTATGATCAATTATCTGTTGATTTACCTGTAGACTCTTTCGAAAAAGTCGGCTCGGCTATTGGTGAAGTCAACACGCAATTCGAGTTGACTGGAGACGCGTTGAAAGACGCATCTAAAAGTATTATCCAATTCTCAGAGATTAACGGAACTGATATTACTAACAGCACAATTAATGCTAAGAAGACTATTGAAGCTTATGGATTATCAGTCACTGATTTAACGTCAGTATTGGATACTATGTCTTACGTTAGTCAAACGACTGGTGTTTCTACTGATGAATTGTTCTCTAAGATTGTCGCTGGTGCTCCTCAAATTAAAGAACTCGGATTATCATTTGATGAAGCAACTACACTAATCGGCGGAATGGAAAAAGCCGGTGTAGATTCAAGTGCTGCTCTTTCTTCAATGAGCAAGGCGGCTGTTGGATATGCTAAGGAAGGAAAGACGTTATCTGCTGGATTACAAGAAACCATTGATAAAATCAAAAATGCATCCAGCTCAACTGAAGCATTAACAGAAGCATCTAGGGTGTTCGGGACTAAGGGAGCAACTAGAATGATGGACGCTATCAAGCGTGGAACATTCTCGTTAAAGAACTTAGCAGGTACTGCAGAAGACGCTGGAGGGACAGTTGCTCAAACATTTGAGGCTACTCTAGATCCAATTGATAAGCAACAACAGAAATTTAATGCAGTTCAGCTAGCATTAGCAGAAGTTGGAGCGGCTATCGCAGAAGCGATGGAACCAATACTCAATGTAGCTATTCCAGCAATTAAGCAATTAGCTGATTGGTTCAAGAATCTTCCTGAACCAGTGAAACAATTCATTGTTGTTTTAGGTGGGGTGTTAGCAGTAGTGGCTATACTATTGCCAGTCATTGTGGCTCTGGGAATAGCAGTAACGGCATTGGGCGCTAGCTTACTTCCAATTATTGCTATTATCGTAGCTGTAGCTGCAGGAATTGCAATAGCGGTCGCTATAGTGACTAATTTCGGCTCAATTGTAGAATGGCTTGAAGGAGTCTTTCCAGGGTTCGGTTCAACTGTTGAATCTGTATGGAACGGAATTCAATCAGTTATTGAGACTGTAGTAGGAGCCGTATCAGAGTTCATCCAAAACATATTCGGAACATTAGTATCTTGGTGGGAAGCTAACCATGAACGTATTCAACAAGTAGTTGAGACGGTTTGGAATTTTATCTCAACGATTATTCAAACAGTTCTATCGTTCTTAGCTCCATTCATTCAAGGAGTATTTGATGGGATTTCAATTTACATCCAAACAGTTTGGACTGTAATTACTACAGTTATTCAAGGAGCACTCGATGTAATTCTGGGAATCGTCCAAGCAGTATTACAAGTTTTAACTGGTGATTGGTCGGGCGCATGGGACACATTATCAAATGTTGTATCAACTGTTCTTGAAACTATATCCTCTACGATTAGTTCAATAATGGGTGGAATTGCTTCTATCATCTCCGGAATATGGGATGGAATCCTCGCAACGACTTCTAGTATTTGGGAGGGTATCAAGGGTGCTATCTCTGGAGCTATTGATGGAGCAGCTAGTGCTGTAGGTTCAGCCATTGAAGCAATCAAAGGATTCTTCAACTTCCAAATTAGCTGGCCACACATTCCACTTCCTCACTTCAGTATCAGTGGGTCAGCAAATCCATTAGATTGGTTAAGCGGTGGATTGCCAAGCATTGGAATTGAGTGGTATGCAAAAGGCGGTATCATGACTAAGCCAACCGTTTTCGGTCAAAACGGAAACAATTTAATGGTTGGTGGAGAAGCAGGAAAAGAAGCTATTCTTCCATTGAATGATCATACACTTTCAGGAATCGGAAAAGGTATTGCAGCACACTTAGAAAATAACGGTGGAGTGAATGTTAATATCTATCCTCATGAGTTAATAGTAAGAAATGATGAAGATGTACTTCAATTAGCTACTAAACTAGCAGAAGAGATTATTAGAAAGATGAAAATGAAAGAAAAACATGCTGAAAGAGCGAGAGGAGTGGTTCTGTGATTGGATTTGAAATGAGTATTAATCATGTTAAGAATACGGATTTGCCGATTCAAGTTGTAGTCGCAGAATATGAGCGTCTCTTCTTCTCTGAAAGCAATAACTCGATTCAAAGACGTGAAAACGGAAGTTCGTATTTTAAGAAGAATTACGAACGCAAAGAACAAGTGAAGACGTTTGAAATTCATATTCACACGACTAAACAAACAGATTTAGACCATTTTAATCGATGGATTATGCAAGAGAATGTTGAGTTTGAGCCGGATACATCATTAAACCGTGTTTACACAGCTTACAAATTCAACGTTACTTCGATTACTAAACACGAAAATATATACGTCGTCCAATTACAAGTAACATTCTCATTCGAAGGTTTATCCAAAACAGAGAAGAGTGCTACTAGAGGAACGAACACAGGAAAAATTGTATATACATTCGATAACCGAGGGGTGCTTCCAACAGCGCCTCTTTTTAGTTTTACTTCTGGTGCAAATTATAAAATGATTAGCTTCATCCATCCAAGTGGGCAGTACGTTCAGTATGGCCATGAAACTGGAGATGTAGTTATTAAGCCAAATGATGTAGTAGAGTTTGATTTCAGAAAAAAACAATTAACAATTAACGGAAATGTTCAATATGTAAATTTGAGCAGTTCTTGGTTTGGTTTGAAAGTAGGTCAGACAGAGATTGGCATTTTAACAGAGCCGAATACAGATATTCAACTAAACGCGACATTTAAGGAGGCATGGCAATGATTACTGTTACGGATAGAAAATACAATAAGATTTGCCAGCTCCACTTTGGCTCGATTGGAGAGTTAATCGCATACGATGACTTATTTGAACAAGATTTAGACACTGGAATTGGAATTTATGAATTTAAAGTAGATAAAACTCACGAATCTATTAAGAATGTTTCTATTGGTTGTTATTTATTTGTTGTAGATGGAGATTTAACTCGATGCTTTGAGATTACTCGAATTGAGGAAGATCATAATACTAAGATAATTACTGCTGAAGATGCCGGTTTAGATTTGTTAGGTGAAACAGTTCTCCCGTTTAAATCCGAGGAAAGTCAAAGTTTAGCTTACTATGTTTCAAAATTTATTTTTGATTCTGGATGGGAACTAGGAGCAAATGAAGTATCAGATTTAAAAAGAAAATTAGAGTTCGAACAGTATGATACAACGACTAAAAGATTAAGAGATTTAGCTAAACGATTCGATGCAGAAATCATATATAGTGTTGAGATGTTACATGACAAGCCGTATCGAAAATTAATTAATT